TGTTACGCCCGTCGGGCTGTTGAAATACATGTTTACGGTGGCATTGTTTATTCTGTAGTTCCCTACGTCGGTAGCAGTAACGCCGCCCCAAAAATCTACAATGCCGGTCGCGTCTGTCAGCGTGAAGCAATAGAAAGCATAAGCCTGAGCTGCTGTAAAATCGGTATCGCTTGCAATCTCGATCTCATCTTCAACATAATCTGCTGAAAAGTTAGTAATGCCGCTACCGTCTATTGCATTTAAAGCATAAACGCTATCAGCGCTAACAAAGTTATCACCATCAGCAACAATGCCGCCCGTTGTTGCTGCCACTATTGTTTGTCCATACTCAAAAGATGTAGCAGCGTTTAGATGCGCATATCTAATTCTTATACTGTCGCCTGCCGTGGCATATGCAGCATCACCATCAGTGTAAGTGTCTGTATAACCTGTTCCCAGCGGGTCCCCTGTATAAATTACAGTATCTGTCGTTACGTTGTAGATATGTAATCGCGAATCACCGCCAACGTCGTCAGGCAAGTTAGTAATACTTATTTGCGCTGTTACTGGTGTTATGAAATAACCAGAACCACTATCTTGATCTTCTTGTTGCTGTATAAAATCAGGATGGTAAGCAGCGTTCTCTTCAAAGTAGAAGCCATGCTTCTCAGTTGTATCTTCTGTGTTTTCTACAAATTGAGCTATTGAGGAATAACTACCGCCGCTCTCAACTATAGGGCATGGTAAGTCAAACGCTCTCAACGAACTGCCGTACAAATTAGCCGTTGTTGGGTCTGTGTACGTGTCATACAACCACTGAGCCAAGAACGCTTCAGGACTCTTAGAATTACTCGCTTCTGTTACTTTGAACGAGAAGGTATAGCCTGTTTGCTCTTCAACTGGCGCACCTTGCTGATTGGTCACAACCGGCGTAAACGTTTGATCTCCACTCGCCGTGCCTGTAGCCGTGTTCTCTAATACAAATATATATTCATAAGGTTCTAATGCACTAATGCCAAAGCTTGACAGTATATTGGCTCTTGCTTGATAGTAGTCAGTAGCAAACGTCTTAAATACTAGATGGCTATCATAGTTATAATCGGGTGTACCGTCGCCATTAGTGTCAGAGTAATACTGTATTACTTGATCAACTACGCCACTTACTAACGTGACACTGTTAACCGTTCCGCCTTCTTCTTGAACATACCTTACTTTAACTGTCCCGCCGATAGTACCAACAGACTTAACGCTACAATAACGATGAGTGTCATTCCCTGTTGTTGCATGCTCCCACGTCATGCCAGCGCCTTTCCAGTATGTGACACTACCAGAATCTAACTGTGCCGCTGTCGTGCCATCTGATGTAAACTCAAATCTATCAGGGCCAACTGCAGTGATAGGAAACTCAGTATTGTCTAATGCGCTTTGAGCTATCCAGAAATCAATTAAAGCACTGTATACATCACGCCCTTGCTGATTGTCAGATAAGTATCCACGCCTGGCAGCCCTAGCCCAATGAACCTGCCCCGCCGTTGGTGATGTAGTTGCAGCCCACGTTAGGCCATGACTAGCATTATAAATGGGGTCTTCGACTAGGTTTATCGAGACTGTTACGTTTGATGTACCTAGCACAACACCCGTTTGACGCTGAGGTAAATATCCAGCTTTCATGACCGTTATGTCATACGTGCCTGTGTTCTGAGTAGTAACACTGGTTCCTGTGCCAGACGCTTCTATTGTCTGTGTACCAGCGTTAAATATCTTGATGTCACTAGCAGCTACATTTGATGTGACTTCTAACTGAATTGTTGGGGCAACCACATTGATTGTCCCACCACCTGACGCATTTAGTTTTCCAGATGCTATTGCGCTAGGACTTGATACCGTAAGTGTCCCTGTTCCTGTGTACTCAATGTAATACGTGTTTGAAGAATCAAATGTAAATTCTGCAACATCTAAATCGCAGTTTCCTGCCACATCTACTTTAATAGCTGTCTGATTGCCTGAGAACGTGACGTTGGTCATGTTTGCGTCACCGTTTGTTGAATCAACAGTGAGCGCTACACCAGCAGCATTTTTAAATGAACAACCTGTAAACGTAGGCTGTGAAGTTGCTATTTCAGCACAGCTATCGAACGTACAACCATCGAACGTGTGCCCATCTACTATTGTTAAATCACCTGCGCCTTTTATTGTGCATGTTGTATAACTTACTGTCGCTGAAGTTGATCCAATAGAGTTCCAGTAAAACGGCGTGTCTGACAACCAAGAGCACAACACATAGCTAACTATATCATTGATGCTGGCGTTCGTCTGATAACCTAGCGAGTTATCAGAAAGATGAGCTTTCCCCCACTTACCTGCAACCGTGAAGTCTTTAGCAAACTCAAAAGTTTTTATGCTTTCTTCAAAGTGTGTCTCAGTTGCGCCATCACCTATTGCAAATGGGTATGAAAGTAGGTGTATTGATTCAGAAGGCGAGATACTTCCAATACAGTTTTGTGCATTTATCGCGGCGGATATTACTGCAAAATTACCCTTATCTCCAATCTCTCCATTCACCATTAAAACTGGTTCCATATAGCCAATGGCGTCAAAGTAAATATCTTGATATGTGCCGGTCGGCCTATGTGCCAAACCAATGTGCGTTACGTTTGCTGGATCAAAAGTGCCTGAATATAACTGCGCGTTTGTTGACCTATTTAAATCTATAATTATTCCATTGTACCCTGTCTCCATCAGTGCAGGAGTATCTTTCCCGCCTACCGGATAAATGGCTTCCTCTGTCCCTGTTGAATTTGAGTTTACGAAAACTTGATGACCTGAAACAGCAGCACTTACTAAGTTTTCAGTATTCCGACCTGTCGTCCACGTGGTGCGCAAATGCACGAATAGGAACTTATTAGCTGTGCTAAAATCCTCGGTTGACGCTAATGCGTATGTACCGCCTTGAACTTTATTGTAGTTTGCGAAATCAGTCTGGTTTGCAACTCTGCCGCACCCCGATGTTCCAAACAGGCCTTGACTGTATCCGTTGGACAGTAAATAACTTTTAGTAACTGCTGAACCTGACAACGGGGCTATAGGTGATTTTCCTGTAACCCCTGTATCACAGCTTTCTATCTGAGTGAAGCCACCACTTACACTAGGAGCCGCCATTATTCAACCACCTGCACAGTGACTATAATCTTGCCTGCTTTTGCTATGATTTTATCATTAATATTAAGGCTGATTGGATCGGACAATAAACCTTCTTGTCCAAATTCAACAATACTTATCTGGAACGTGTAAGTGCCTGCTTCAACTTCAGACAATTGAAAGCTAGTAGCATCGCCTGCAATCTCGTTAACGTCTTGAAGAACATTATTAAAAGTCGTGTAAAGATTGTATCTATCAATTTGCTCAATCTGGCTGCCATCTTCGCGCTCCGTTGGTGGTTCCCAAGTCAAAAGAATGTCTGCTGCATTGGCCGCAAACGAAATGATAAGCAAAAAGGCAAGAAAAAAGCGCATATATAAACCCTAAAGAGTATGTATGCGCTTAGTTTAATTTGTTATTGACAATAATACAATTAATGCGTAGCTGCTACGTGATCATTAACCAGCTTGTAAACCTCGCGAGCATCTAAACCATTTTGCTCATAATGCTCGATGCTATCTATCAACATAACGTGACCGTGTAGATTTGCGTAGCTCACCTCGACCAGTTGATTGAATTTCTCGATTATTGCTTTTTGATTGTATTGATCAATGCTGTGTAGTTTAGTCATATCGACAACCTCTCAACACTCACCACGCGGACCGGCATATCTAGCATATTGGCCCACTCTAAAAACTTCTGTTCAGCTTGAAAACCATCATCAGCTCGCGTTAAATACTGACGAGGCTTGTCGTTCATAACGTATATTAATTTAAATTGCTCCATTATCGTTCCCCCAATAACCCTTTTAATATTTCTAGTTTTTGTTCTGATTTTAGCGCCTCACGATGCAGATATTTGTCGATCTCGTGAGCCCAAACTTCTATTACGTGTATTTCAGCTTCAATGACCTGGCGCGGTTTATTGCGCCAGATTGAGCGATAATCTTGATATGCTTTGTTAGCGTCCAATGCAGTCACCATTTGCTATCAGGTTTTCAAAAAAATAAATCGTGTCGTAAATATAAACAACTTCATCTTGCAGCTCTAACTCGATAGGATCAAGCCCGAACTCTAACTGTTGATCTACGAACGCTCGGAACTGTTCATCTGTGAATTCATAGTCAGAGTTATAAACGCACTTCTCAATATCTAAAAGCTGTCCAAGGTTTAAATCTGATAGTTTTATGTTCATTTTCTTCTTCCTATCCCAAAATTTATTATTTCTATACGCTTCAGTTGTTGGCCTTGCTGGCCCATTGTCGCCCCATGTCATTGCATACTCCTAAAAATATGTGCTATTACGTCAACAGTCCAACCGTTACCAAGCATTTTGTATCTCTGAGTGTTGCTAATTCCTTTGTCTGTATATCCATCCGGCACTGTTTGAAGGCGTTCACATTCGACGGGGGTTAGTTTTCTATACATTAAATTATTGGTATCTTTGTTTAATGCCAATTTGGGCATGTGCGAAGTTGTTAAAGCGTCAGTGTATGCGGCACTTGGTTTTAAGATTCTACCTAATTCACTGATTCCAGATTTTGCTTTGTCGCCTTTATTATATCTAAACCCACGGCTATTCTCAGTCACCCCTTTAACGCGATCGTTAAAAACCACACACAAGACTTCGCTATCACACTCCAGGTAGTCCCCTTGGCGGCCATTTTTTACATATTCCATACTACTGAGACTTACGGCTTTGTCTTTAGGTTCGGAAACAAGGCACTTTCTACCATGTTGTCTGGTTGAAAAAGTGTCTGTCATTATTGTAACATTGGTCGGTGGGTGCTCAATAATATCCGCAAGCACAATACCCTTATCACTAGGTTGCCCAAACTCCCAGTTTGCCCAGTAATATCGCTGGCGGTTCTGAGCGCTAACCAGTGCGCTATTAATGAAAACAGGCTCGGCCCCCAATTGCTCGCTAATAACCGCTAAAAACTCTTTTTTCATCTTGACGTTTTCAAGCATGAATTTAACGTCAGGATTTACCGAACGAATGTGATTTAAAATATCAACATAAACAAAAAACAATTTAGAACGCGGATCGTCAAAAGCAAGTTGTTTACCTGCAAAGCTAAATCCTTGGCATGGTGATCCACCTATCAATAAATCAATGCTAGACCAATCAATATCCCATTCGCGCCACTTTGTGACATCGCCCATCTGAAGTGTATTAGGCCAGTTTGCTTGAGTTACTGTTATCGCGTATTTGTCTAATTCACTAGCGTAGTATTTGCTAACACTTATGCCTGCACGATCTAACGCGATACGCCCGCAGCTCATTCCATCAAATAAGCTTAATACTCTCATTGCGCCCATACTCCGAAGGCTAAACAAACAACCGCTATTGCTAATATTTCGTAGATCATGTCATTCCCCTTGTTTTTTAGTTGGTAAGCTAAGATTAGTATTTTATTGTTAATCTGTAAAGGTGTTTTTGCTAATTATTTTTATCTTCCGATTCCAATCTCTCGATTAACCAACCCAAATACACCTGAGCCTTTTTAAAGTCCTCTAAGCCGTTTTTGCTCCAAGCCCTTGTTAGGTACTCCCATGATCTACTCCATTCGTCAACGGCGTTTAAATTAGTTCCAGCGGGTATTTTATCGAGCAGGGCGCGTCGAACGTGAATAACTTCAACTCCTGGCATGATTTGATAGTGCGAAGGGTTGTTTATTTGGTCGCCGCTTATACTCTCCATAATCATCGATTTACCTGTTGCCATGTTTGACGTCTGAATGACATTGATGTTTCCGAAAAACCCCTCATCATACATTTTTTTCTTACCGTCAACGTTTATTAAATTTCCAGATACTCCGGTAACTTCACATATCTTTCCAGGAAAAATATTATCCGCAGCGTCAGTTATGCATACAACCCAATCACCCACTTTAAATTTATTCATCACATTCCCCAAATTATAAAAAATGCACTAACTACCCAACACGTGCTAGCAGCCAGAAATACAATGCCAACAAAATCTTTAAATCTATTTTGCTTCGCGTCTGTTTTGTCTATTGCTGCCATAAAGACTGTTACCAAAATAATTATCAAGCACGTTAGGTTTACTTTTAAAGCCTCATTCATTCCCCTTTCTCCAATTCTTTTTTAAGTTTTGACCTTGCCCACAATACCGCCGGTGGATTCGCCAGGTTGTCATAAAACGCGTCGAGCGCTCCGTATTTGTATGCTGTTTCGATTGCATCAGCATATCCAGATAGTGATTTTTCTAGAGCTGTTTGCAGTTGCTCAATCAGTTCTTTTGTGCTCATTTTTATAACCCTATGTTTTTTATGGTTATTATTTATCTAACTGCATAGCCGCATCAATCATGCCGCGCAATCCACCTGAAATATTCTCTTGAACTATCTTCGTAGGTAGCATCACGTTAGCAATCGTATTGTTTACATCAGCTAGCCAGTCGAGACGTTCTTTGTCTTTTTGAAGTTGCTCAACTAATTTGTCTGATTTTGTTTTGTAAATATCTAGCATGTTTTTATAGCCTAAATTTTCCCCGCCAATTTCAAAGCAGCTTTGTGATATTTAACCAAGCTTGCTTTTTCTGCATCTGTGAAGCTGGTCATGTCATATTTAAAATTATTGAATTTACCCTTTGCAAATCCAAGATGATTTTCAATTGCGTTCAACTTAAAGCCGTTCGCTTTGAGTTCTGCAATAATATTTTTAATTTCGGCGTTGTCCATTTTTAATCCTCTGTGGTTAGTTGTTTTATATTAAGTCTTTTTTTGTTGTTTTGCAATTTAATAATCCGCGTTTAAGGCTTGTCCCCAAAGTCCCGAAAGTCCTAAGTTTTTTAACGTTCTTTTATATATGTGAAAAATATGTATAAAAAAGCGTAAATATAAATAAATTTACTATCACATTATGAATATATACATTTATTTAGGGACATGGGGACATATATAAATAAAGATATGAAAATTAAAGGTTTTTCCGTGTCTCTATGTTGTATTTAACATAGAGACACTTTAAGACAAAACATTAAACCG